AGGCAAACGCCTGCTTCACCTCTTCTCTAGTTGCGGTCTTGTGTTCTGTACGACGAGTTTGGAAGAAAGCAACAGCACCCACCAGGGCTGCGATGAAAGTGCCGGTACTTCCTAGAACTACGCCCAGGTCCGTGGCCCAGATCATGGGCTACTTCTTGATCGAGTAGATGTAGTCCAGAGTGCCCCAGGTCTTGGGACCCACGATCCCGTCGGGGGGCAGGCCGAAGAACCGCTGGAAGTTCCTCACGGCGACGTCGGTCTTGCCGCCGAAGTCACCATCCACTGTGAGCCCTGCACCACTGACCTTGTTGAGCTTCATCTGCAGCTCCTTGACCGCAACACCCTTGGACCCCAGCTTGAGGATCGGGTGGCTCAGAGCTGCTGAGGCATACGAGACCATGCCGTAGCCGATGATGCCGCTGCTCACTGACCGATAGTGGCGCATGACCTGGCCACCTGTGCGGCTCCCTGCGGCGTTGGTGTTGCCCTCGATCGTGATGATCCGACCATCGCTGGCCACACCCTCGACCAGTCCTGTGTGGGAGGGGCGACCAATCCCATCGTTGGGGAAGTCGAAGAACACGATCCAGCCGGGCTTCGGCCTCGTGTACTTGCTGGCCCATGCTCCCTTGTTCTTGAACCAACTCACCCCATAGGGGCAGTAGGCGAAGCCCTTGGACGTGGTGATCGGGAGTGGAGCACCAGCGAAGAAGAACACCCAGGACACGAACATGGCGCACCAGGGGCCAATGACCCCGTACCAGATCGAGTAGGGCGTGCGGTTGGTATTGCTGGGGATCTCATGGACACCGATCTGGGATCGAGCCCGGTCGAGAACCTTCTTGGAGGTGACCTTGACGACGACAGCAGCCATCAGTCATCCACCTCCTCGAGCCCAGGCGACTCGTCCGAGGCAGGCTGAGGGCCATCCTCCGGACGTACCTGGTTGTTGGATTCCTCGATGAGGCCGGCTTCAACCTTGAGCGACTGCTCGTCGTCCATGGCCTCCACCTCTTCGAGGCTAGGAACCTTGGTCATGTGCTTTCCTTTCGTTGAGATTACAGGAAGGTCTGGTAAGTCTCCCATACGATCATGTAGTTCTTGCTGTTTGTTACTCCGTCGATCACGTTCCCAGTACCATTGACTCGACGCTTACGCAGCTCTAGATCGTAAGTCCCCTTTGGTACATCACCAAAACTTGCTCCACCATGAAGGACACCAGCAGTTGAGAAACCGCGAGCCAAGGTGGTATCGCCTCCATTGAAGTTTACTGCCACCTCTGCTTCTCCCAAGCTGTTGTCATTGTAGACAGAGCCCAGGTAGTGTACCACAATGTCAGTGTCCGCCCTAACTTTCTCAAAACCTACTACTCTACAACGAACACTCAAGTTGACAAAGCTGGCTGAGGTTGTACTGCCCCCCGCTGTAGTTACTTGCTCATCAACGAAGTGGGGAATGGGGAAAGTCTCAGCATGAAGCCGGCCGATTGCAATGAGATCTGGTCCCGTCTTGGCAATCCAAACTACATCCCCCACCTCAGGCATGAAGCTATCCAAGTATCGAATTCCACCCACCGGCGTAGTTGCTGCACTCAGATAGACAGACAGCCTATTACTAGCCTCCTTAGCTGCTACCACTCCTTGAATCATCTGAGTGGCCTCACGAGAAGGTGGCGCCAACAGCAGCCGAGCCAGTTCCCTGGCCTTCTGGTCGTCGTCAGGCATCAGGTAGCCCTGCGCTTTCTCGTAGTACCACCCATGGTGAAAGTCTCGCCTAGTCCAATCTTCAAGCTACTGAGGATATACTCATGATCCACACCAATGGTCGCGTCACGAACCGTGATGACATCGCCCTCAGTCTGGGCAGGGTTGTTCACTGCCTCGAAACTGATGTTCTCGATCACACCCAGCACTTGCTCCAATGCCACCTGAGCAGCAAGGTCCGCCTGAGCCTGAGTGGTTATGTACTGAGAGCTGATGAACTGAGGAACTGCTCCATACAGTGAATCCCCAGGAACGGCAGGGTCGTAGTAGGTGGGGGAATCAGGGTTACTGTCCCATACCTCAGACCTAAGGGGCAGCACCAGGTCGCTGTTCTCACTCGTAAAGATGACCCCGTTGTAGGCCTCTTCATCGTCCAACGACCTCTCGATCGAAGTGACGGTAGCATCCTCACCAGCGGCATAGACAAAGGACGCAGGGGTGTACAAAGGGTTGGGCTGTTCCCTCAGCACACAGACCCCATCCCCATCGAAGAACAGCTCGGCGCCAATAGATGTCGCCATATCCTGAGCCCTCTTCCAGAGATCCTCTTCAGGGGTGAACACAATGGCTGGGGTCAAGTAGCTTGTATCCATGAAGTTGAACTCATCCAACCAGGGCAAGAGCTGTTGAATCAAGGCCTGAATGAACACTGAGTAGCTAGTACCCGACAAGGTAGATACAGGCTGGCGAGCCTTGTTACGACTTGCAGCTCGACCACGATCGAAGCCCTCGACTGTGATGGCAAGCCCCTCGTCGGTGTGGGTCAGTGTGGGCTTGGAGATTCGGAATACTCCCATGGCCGCTAGCTCATTCCGAACAGGAAGAGCAGGGTAGTTGATGGTGGTCACATTCGAGGTGAACACGGCAGGGGCTACCATGGTGAAAGGGTTACCCAGTGAGTCAGAGTGGTTGTAGGTTCCCGCTCCGTATTGCTTGTAGTTAGCCCCAGCTACTACGCCCCCCGAGAAACCATTGCGAAGTTCCCAGCTGTAGATCTTGGCATTGGGCAGTCGATTGTTACCGTAGATGTCTTGACCCACCCTAAGGGGCATGGTGTAGTTGGCGATAGCTGAGATGGTTCCAGCAGTCGCTGAGGGTGAGCCCGGAAGGTGAGCCCAGGTCAAACCCTTGTCACCGGACTCTTCAACTGAGAAGACTCGGTTACCCGCCCCATCATTCAGGTCCAGCCTAAGCCGAAGACGATGTCGTGATCCATTCGGCCAGGAGGTAGGTACAGGAACACCCACCGTAGCGGTATAGGCAGTACCACCATTGCCGGCCTGGAAGTTGAAAGTGTCACTAGCCATGATGAAGCTGTATCCACCCGCAGCAATGGTCAAGGTATCAAGCTTGGACACGATCATCCCGATGACCGCACCAAAAGTCCAGTCCGCCAATTCCATGTCGACGATGAGTTCTACATCTCCAGCCAGGTCTAGTACAGCCGCGTCAGGGGTATCCATTACGAACCCTGCACCGCCGGTCAAGGTCAGATAGTTATCGTAGGTAGTCACCGTGCTGGCAATCTTCGGGGGAAGCTCGATGCCACTGTATAGCTTGAGCTCATTTCCCAGAGGCCAGAGTCCACCATTGCCCGGGGGGAGCAAGCTCAGCATGTCAGTGATCGTGAACTCAGGAGACAGAGTCAAGGTGGCCCGACGACGGATCAGTGCATCAACATCGCCGGTTACTTCTCCAGCGATCACAGGGATGTCCGAGACAAGCACTACGCCCTGACTCATCAGGTCGACTCTGCTAATCGCCGTATGGCTATTGCGGAGTGCGCTCAGGAAATCCTGACTGACCGGATACACTAATTCACCTCCTGGAAAGGTACCGTCACCTGGTAAGCATCTTGTTCCGCCGTCACTGCATCCCAGACTCGCTCAGAGATGGTGTAGTCACCCGCCACCTCGACTCGCCAGTTGCCCTTTGGAGTTTGCAGGTACAGCAGGGTGGCAGAGTCGATGAGCAGATCGAGAGCGGTCATCTCAGCCTCAGTGATGATGAGGAAGTTGATGGAGAAAGCGTTGTCCTTGCCCTGCCCCTTCACGACAATGGGCTTGCTACGACCGATGGGCCGATTGAGGGCCCGAGACTTCTTCTTGGTTCGCACCATCCAGTCATCAGTAACGTAGAAGTGCTTGTTCTTGGTGGGGTCCCAGAGATCCTTGACCCAGACCTGCTGCTTGCTCAGGACCTCAGTATCTACGTTGGAAGCTGCACTGGCCGCGTACGTTCCCGCCAAAGGGAGTCCCACACCATACGCTCGGTAGCTGTTGACAAGGAGGCCCTCTCGAGGCTGGTAGTCCGTAACCGTGAAGGGCTCACCCGGCGGAACGTAGAGAGCAGAGGTGATACCTGAGCCGATGTGGAAGGTCTCCCAGGCTGCTCCCGCCCCAGCCTGTCGTTCGATGACGTAGTGAACCTCGTCAGGAGTATCGCCCTTGATCCAGGCAGTGACAACCGGGCTGGCTGCGACCATCATCTTGTCCCAATGGAAGAACTCGGTGGTGACCAACTGGTTCTCCGCCACTACCACCAGGCCAACAAAGGCCGTAGTCGCCGGAGCCACTGCAGTAACCGAGCGATCACCCCAGACCCCTACACCACCGGAAGCGATGGCGGTCCCGAACGAGGTACTGATCGTGGCACCCCCCGCCGTGTACCAACGAAGCCCCACCTTCGTGTTCCTGTTAGTCCCAGCTTGCAAGGCTGACCGAGCAAAGCCGGTGTAGGTAGTTCCTACGATAGCAGCCTTAGCAGCAGCAAACGCGATCTGCGCTTCACCGGGCCCTGTACCGATGGTCTTCTGGACTCGAAGGGATGCCACACCATGGTCGGCAATCAGAGTTGATCGAGAGATGGCCGTTTCTGAGCCAGCCGCACCAGAGGACCAGCCAGCGGTATCAACTTCCAGTGTGGACTGGTTCACGGTCAGCATGTTCTTGGCACCAGGAGTCACCGTGATGTCTACATCTACCCCAGTGGGGTCGAGAGCTGTCACAATGGTCGGGGCACCAGGTGCTGAGAAATCGGTGGTGAAGGTTGTAGCGGTGTACGCACCCTCGATGTAGTTGGCTCCATCAGGGTTGTTCCTCCAGAGCTTGACATACGCCCGGTACTGCTGGGCATTGTTCAGAGGAACAGTGACCTGGTAAGAGCCGATGGCAGACACCACCTCTTGGCTGTCTGAGTGAAGATCGACCGTGTTGTTGATCGGATCAAAGCCCCCCCAGCCTCCGCCGGGCATGCGGTAGACCTTGACCCTGTACTTGGTCTGGAGTACTCCAGGGTCACCCGCTGCTGTTGAAATGGTCCAGGTAACAGCGGGAACGTTGGTGGTGAGGTTGGCTGAGGTCGGCAGCATTGCCGTCGGGATGGGGGCGTCCAGGGTCTTGAACTGAGCAGACTGAGCCCAGCCATTACTCCAGTAGTCATCATCCCCAACCGCCTTGGCCACCTTTACAAAGGCCACGTAATCCGTTGCTCGAGTCAGCCCTGTGGCCGTACCACTGGCGACAGAAGACAGAACGTGACCTGAGTCGAAGTGTGGGCTCACCGTTGTTTCTGGATCGAACCCACCTCCCGCTACTTGAGCAGCAGTGTAGATCTTGAGCCGGTACTTCTTCTGAGTCTCACCGTTGCCGGTGTAAGTCCAGCTGAACTGGCTGGTCGTGTCTCGGTAAGAGGGCATGCCTCCCGGCCAAGCAACAACGGGAATCTGGAGAACTCGAAGCTCAAGCCAGAGCTCCATGATGCGTGCCTGAGTACCAGAGATTGCGAGCTGGTTGTAAACCTCAGCTTCAACTTGGTCGACTAGAGACTGAGTCCACTCGGTAGCCACTCCAGCATCTGACTTGTTGAAGTACCACTGAGACCCAACAACCCAAGTCGGCACAGAAATAACGCCCTGAGTTATTGTGCTGCTCCCAGAAGCGTAAGTACCGGCTAGTCCCTCTCGATAGATACGACTGTAGATGCGGTTCAAGTGAGCAGCACCTGTGTTAGTCAGCCTGAACTTTGCTCGGATGGCCTCGATCTTCTCGTTGGCGCCAATGGTATAGGTACCAAAGTCCTGCCGGCATGCGAAGACAGTACCCGTTGTTTGCTGAACATAAGAAGCATCACTGCTGTCAGACAAGGCTGTGCTGGACACACCACCGCCGCCGACGACAGTGGCACTTGAGATGCTGACCTGCGCGTTCGGCTTGATTTCAACAGTGGTGGACACTACTTCCTCCCGGCCTTGATGGCCCCGACAAGCTTGCCGAGGACGGAACTATCAGTTACTGCTGTCTCGATTGCCTCGGCATCATCGCCGTTGGTGACATTGGGGAACTCGAAGGTCAGGTTGATGTTGGTCCCTCCAGAGTTACCAGAGGTGTCAGCACTTGTAGCTAGGACCCCAGAAGCCGTAACATTGGCCACCATCGCCGGAGCCATGCCCGACATCAGCTTGGCGATTGCCGGCCACCCCTTCATCAGCCCCTTCTGGAGAGACTGCATGATGAGCTCACCATTGTTGGTCAGCAGAACTGCGTCTTTCTCCGGAGGGCCCTTCAGATCAATGATCTTGCCCGGGAGACTGCCTACCCAATCCTTGGCGTCTTCCCACTTGTCCTTCATACCATCCCAGAGGCCCTGTAGGATAGCCTTGCCCGCGTTGTACAAGATTGAACCCAGGTCACCTAGGTAACTTAGGATACGAGCAGGGAGTTTGCCCATGTAGGTGAAGACTTCCTGAGCCTTCTCCGTGACTGCGTTGAACATGCGAGTGAACGCCGTTCGGAAGAAAGTGTAAACCTTACCTGCCAGGTCTCCAACAGCCCCAGTGACCTTGCCCCAAAGCTCACGGAAAAAGGTCACTACCCTGCTGATGACCTCACTAACCACCGTGGCGAACAACCTGATCTTGGGCGCAAACCAGGAGTAGATCGCATTCCAGATGTTCTGGAACGTAGACTTCACCAGGTCAAGGTGTCGCTTGATGAGCTCCCAGATGGTGGTGAGGATTCCAGAGATCATCGACCACATGAAGTCCCAGACGGTAGAAACCACGTCTGCGATTGTGTTCCAGCCCACCTCCCACATGGAGATCAACAGATCGATGCCAGCAGACAGGAGGTTCCAAATCAGGAACCAAGCGTTCTGGACAATGTCACCAATGGCGGCCCACACCCCGCTGAAGATTTGCTGGATGCCGCCCCAAGCCTTCGACCAGTCACCTGAGATGATGCCGGTGAAGGTGGTGATGATGCCTCGAATGATGCGTAGGAAGGACTCGATGGTCTGCCTCACGCGCTGCCATGCGCCGGTGATGATGCGGAAGATGTTGTCGCTGAAGTTGCCCCAGACGAGCATGATGCTCTCAACGATGGACTCGATGATGGAGAACGCAGCACGAAGGTGGTTCGTGACATGATCCCAAATCATCTTGAAGAAGGGGGAGAAGAAACCGATGACACGAGTCAACCGGTCAATCACCGCAGCGATTGCGTTACCGGTCTCGATGAAGATGGGAGCTACGTTCCGGCCGAACCAATCCACGGCCAGGCCGAACTGCTCAACCACCACATCAACAAAGTCTTGGATGGCCGGGATACCAACGTCGATGAACCACCTTACCGCTTCTGCAATGCTCTTGCCAACCACGACAGCGAAGTCGAACAGCACAGGCAGAATGGTATCAGCGAAGTATCCAAAGGCCTTCCGAGCTACATCGTCCAGCTGCTGGATGCCTTCCACCAACGCCTTGATCGGGCCGATGAGATTACCCGTGTTCCCGAACATGTTGTCGATGACTTCCGCCACTCCTTGAGCTACATCATCCCCTTCCCTGATTACGTCGATCAGGTTCTGGAACTGCTCAACGAAGTTGGTGACAAAGCCCTTGATGGCGTTGAACGCAGGCTCGAACGCATCGAACAGCTTGTCCACCCTAGACCGGAACTCCTCCGACCTTTGGTAAGCCAGGTAGAGAACTGCCGCCAGAGCCACGATCGCCGCCACGATCAGGACAATCGGATTGGTAAGGAAACTGATGGACAGCAACTTGAAAGCCGCCCAAGCCAACGCCATGGCTTCCTTGAGAATGATCCACGTACGGTAGAGCTTGATGATGATCCCCACCATATACAGGAAGGAACCTGCTGCGATCAACACTGACCCTGCGATCGCACCGTACATCACGATCTGGGCCAACAGCTCAGGGTTGACTTCACCGAGCTTGTTGACGAGGTCAGTCAACGACTGCACCCAACCTCGGATCATGTCCTGGAGAGGCATACCCACTCGGATGATGAGGGCATCGACCGTGTTCTTCAAGATGGTCATATCGCCGTGGAGGTTGTCCAGCTTCTTAGCAGCGATCGTAGAAGCATCCAGCCGAGCGATAGCCGCCGCATACCGATCGAACCCAGCAGCACCCTGATCCGCCATGATGAGAGCTGCGTTCATAGCTCGCCGTTGGAAGATCGTGTTGAACGCTTGAACCTTCTGCTCTTGAGTGAGATCCTTAGTCGCATCCTTGAGAATCTGCATAACCTCAGGGATCGGCTTCAAAGCCCCGTTCATGTCGTAGAACCGGTTGGTTCCATCCTCAGTGATGAGGCCTAGTTCCTTCATCTGAGACGCAGCCTTAGCTGAGGTAGGAGTCAGGGAGAGTAGAACGCCTCGCAATGAGGTGCCCGCAGTCGATCCCTTGATCCCTCGATCGCCCAGGATTGCAATCACAGCAGAGAGATCGTCGATGCTCAAGCCCAGCTCGTGAGCAATAGGGCCGGCATATCGGAACGTGGTCGCCATGTCATCAACTGACACAGTCGACGAGGCAGCAGCAGCGACCAGGACATCAGCGAAATGCTCTGCCTGATCTGCGCCAACCTCGAAGGTCTTCATCGCGTTAGCAATGATCTCAGCACCCTGAGCAACACCGCCGGGGAGCTCATCCCCCGCCGCATGAGCAAGGTGGACAACAGCTTCTGCCGCTCCACCCAGAATCTCGTCTACCGTGATGCCCGCCTTACCCAGGTCCTCAAACGCACTACCAATCTGATCTGCCGAGAAGATAGACCCAGCAGCTAGGTCCAGAGCCTTGTCCTTCAGCAGGTCCATCTCTGCCGCCGTGGCATTCGTAACAGCACCCACCGCCGACATGATCTTCTCGAAGTCCGCAGCTGACTTGACCGCGTAAGCAAACGCACCTACGGCGACAGCTCCTACGCCAATCATGGTCTTGCCAAGACCAGTGAACGCCGCCGAGGCTCGGCCAAGGGACGATGCGTCTAGCTCGATCTTGCCGCGTGCGGTACCAAGATCATAGTCGGGCATTACTCACCTCCTCATTTGGCAAACATGGCTGCGGGGTCTTTGAACTTCTTGGCCTTGTCCTCCTCCTTCTCCTCAATACCTAGGAGCTTCTGAAGGAGCTTGGTTTGGTTCTGCTGTCGTCGTTCCTCACCCTTCTTACCCTTAGGCGTGGGCACTGCGTCTAGCTTGCTTTCCACACCAGCGCAGAAAGTGAGGACTGCCTGATCTAGGCAGTAAGCGGCATACGCATCGTCTAGCTCCAGCAGCTCACTGGGGCGCGTCCGGTACCGCTGAGCCATCTTGTCCAGCAGCCACAAGTGCTTCGGTTCCTGTACGAAATCGCTCGAGGTCTGCCGTACCTCCAACGGCGAATGCGAAGATGAACACCTTGTCCTCGAAGTCCACCTGATCGACGTAGAGCAGCTCGGCGTCCTTCTTGGACTGGGCCTCTCGACCGACAGCCTCCAGGGTGCATCGACCTGCCGCTTGGTCTTCCACAGTCCAGAGAGGTACTGGCGACAGCACAGGTTCGATGACACACTGCACCGCAATGTTGTCAACCATCATGAACATGTCCTGGAGCTTCGCCGGGTCGTCCATGATCTGCTTCTGCAGGTCAGCGAACGCGGCTTCTGGGATGGGGGCTTTGTCGCCCTGGGCGCCTTTCTCTTGGGCGTCTTCCAGCAGCGGCATGATGTGAGCGAGCAGGGAGTTGGGGATGGAGCCCCCGCTCAGGAAGGCTTGAGGGCCGGGCCGTCTTACCAGGCAGGTGTTACCTGAGGGAACTTCCAGCTCATGTCCTTCTTCTTTCTTCTTCCAATCCTTGGCAGATGTTGCCATGACCGTGACCTCCTGGGGTTCCTAATGGTCGTGTGTTTGAGCACCCCCCTCAGCGAGCTACCGCACGAGCGAGGGCTGCGATGCGAGTCGAGTTGGTGCATGACACCCATTGAGGGGTCATACCACTCGCTCACTCGCTCACCTCACTGTGCTGCGATCGAGAGAAGGGTGGAAGAGAATCAGCGAGTACCTAAAGTCTCGCTGACGTTGATCTCAACGGGATATTCTTCGCATCCCGTCAGGATCAGGTGATGGCGACTGCCGTCTCGTTGACGATGAAGTCGTAGAGGTTGTCGGAAGCATCGCCGATGCCTTGACCCGATGCGCTGTCGAGCATGAACTGCCCATCCGAGAGCTCGCCCTCGAGCGAGTCGGACGCACGCAGCTTGTACAACAGCACGTGGAAGTCGCCGCCGCTGTCCGAGATGGCCTGACCCTCTGCCTGGAAGTACGGGCGAGCGTCGGTGGTCTTCTTGTTCAGCGTCAGCTTCTCGTTAGGGGTCACGCCGGTGAGGGTCGAGGTTCCACCGGACATGATCTTGTGGGCGAGGATGGAGATGCCCCCACTCTCGAGCTCCCACTCGACCTTCGGACCCTTGCCCCGGATGGAAACGACCTTGTCGTCACCGCGGAGCTCCTCGAAGTCCTCAGCCTCAGAGAAGCTCAGGGTTCGAGAGACCGGAAGGTCAACCGAGGATCCCACCGTCCCGTTCGCTGCGATCGGCCGAAGCTTCACATCGCGGCAACCGTACGGCAAGGATGGGTTGGGTACTGCCATAGGCAGGCCTTTCTACTGGATGATGGGTGTGTCCTTGTACCGGCGGGTGTGGACCTCACCGGTCGCAAGGTCGAAGCGGTGTAGGATAACTACTCCGTCCTTTTTACCGCAGAACCGGGACTTGCAGCGAAACTCGACGACGCCCTGAGGCTTGGGCTCTCCAGGCTCCTCGACGACGATGCCGTGCAAGATGTTACCTTCACACCTCAACTGCATGTCGTCTTCCTCCGTTTTGTCCCTAAGGCGCTGGATTCACTTCGCCGATGAATCACGCCACCAAAGGGGTTCCCGTCGATTCAGGCCTTCCCTAGGCCCTCCTCAGGAGTGAGGCTCGAGCTGATCGCCCTCGACGCCCGACGCGTCGGTCTCCGCCTGCTTGGCGACGATGGCTTCGGCGAGCTCGTCCTTGTTCATCTTGGACGTGCCGGTGATGCCCAGGAGCTTCGCCTCTTCGGCCAGCTCCTCCTTGGACTTCTCCTCCACCAGCTCCTCGACGATCTCCTCGTCGGAGGGCTCGAGCCGGAGCACCGCTCGGATGTTGCTGTTCATCAGCACCTCGGCGAGGTCATCTTCGACCTCGATGACGGGCTGGTCGACGGTCCATGCAAGACCAGGGTGATCTTCCACACCAATGGCGAGCATGTCGTCTTCGCTGAGGATCCGGTTGTCGGACCCCCCGATGTGCCTGATCTTCTGCATGTGTTCAGTTCCTTTCCCGGTGGGTCCCGGTGAGCTGGAAGCGGATGTACCTGTTGATGGTGCCCATGGCGTCGTCCTTCAGATCAACGCCAGTCTCGACCCAGCGAGCTTCGATGAAGTCGCCTTGAGACGGGATCGCCTCAACTGCGAGCTGGGCAAGTCGCAGCATGTCGTCGATGGTTTCGTAGTCGCCTGGATCATCGTTCGCCCAGACCTGGGCGTACTCACGACGACCGGCGCCTCCGATTACTGGGAAATGAGTGTGCATGCGGTAGGTCATGAATGGCCGCTCAGGCACCCCAGGCCAGAGCTCGGAACCAATGGCGGAAGCCTCGAGAATGCGCCTGTCCACGATTGCACCCAGGTCGGTGCTGTTTCGCAGAGCCTTGTACAACAGCTTCCTCATGTCGGCATCCTGTCGAAGCAAGTTCCCAGTGTGGCCATCACAACCGGTCCGTAGTGCTCAATGGTGGGTTGGATGATGGCGTATCGCCCATTCCACCTAACCTCTAGCCAGATTCCGTAGTCCACCGTATGGTACAGCACGATGGAGTTCTTGAACGGGCCCCCATCCTCGACCTCAGCGGTGAGACCTTCTCTTGCGTCCCCGCTTTGGTCTTCCCACGGCGCGTTTGAACGTGCGTATTCCTCGACCTGCGCTGCGAGCTCTTCGAGAACCTCTTCGATTGCCGCGTCCATGACGACGGGCAATGCGAGCATCCTTGGCGTCAGCGAGTCGAAGTACCAATAGATCTTCCCCTTCACGAGGTCTTGGGCTCGGTAGAGGTGTACCGAAGCCGGCACTCCTTCCGGTAGCCGGTGACAGGAGAAACATGGTGAACCAAGAACCATCCACCATTCTCACCTGGGAAGTAGTCGTTTTTCTCCACGTCTGCGTCAGGCATGCCAATGAGCTGCTCAGTGACATCCTGGACGCTGCCCTCATCAGGTGTGGTACGTGACCGATCCCACACCAAACCAGACATGGGCACGATTCTGAAGTCCTGGCGAGGGAGGAGCTTGGGAGTCTTCTTACGAATACCTCCCGATTCGGTCTGAGTGACCTGGGGCCGACGGAGCTGAATGCTCACAACGTTGGCCTTGATGAAAGCCTCAGTATTGCGGAGACCCACCAGTCGTTCTGCATTGTTGGTAATAGTCATGTGCGGACGATCTTGTGTTGACGGGTGCGAGCCCCACCCCCACCGGCATCAGTGCCGCCAAATACCTCGGCCATGGCCAGGGCATTCTTGTGGAGATCGCTCATGGCACGCTTGGACGTGCCCTCAGCGGTGTCCACCAGCGAGGCGAACTTGGCCGCCTTGATACGCCAGCCCTCTGCCACCGCCGCGTCCGTTGACTCGTTGTCGAAGATGAGCCCCTCAATCTGTTCTTCGGTGAACAGGGTATCCGTATCCACCCCATTGAGAGGTACCTCCTCTCCCAAGAGCTGGCGAACGCGGTCGGTGACAGCTGACATGGTGCTACTCCTCGT